GAATTCCCTGTGTGGGAATAGCGTCGCACGATGCTCCCCGCATCTGCGCGCAAGCAAAGGGACCGCTCAAGGCTCGCCAGAACTCCGACTCTGGCGGATATGCCGAGCCGCGAGCGGGTCTCTACACCTTGACGCATGACGATCGCAACGCATGACGAACACCTGTCACCGAGCAGGAATGAGTTGGTCAACAGCGGTCGCCATGCTTCAGGGTGGTAGCTCAGGGAGCAGGCCGGATTCCAAATCCGAGTCGAGCGAGGTTCGATTCCTTCATTGCCCGCCAACATTCAGGCCTCAAATGAAGACATTCCCGATTCTGGAATCCTGTGTGAAGCGATGCCGCGAGCAGCACTTCGCATCGCCGCTGGTGGTGTCGTTCGATCTGGTCAAGCGTCACGAGAAGCAGGCGGTCGCGAATCATGGGCAAACCGTCGAGCGCTTGGCGGAACGCGGCGGCCTGTCGTGGCTGGAACTTCTTCTCGTGCTGACCGATATGCCGCTGTTCGGCGAATACGCAGACAGGTTCAAGGGCAAGCAAGAGGCAGAAGTATTTCGAGTCGTGGCCATCATGTTGATGCACGATTTCAGTAGGGCCCACGCCCAATGATTCCCCCGCGCTGCTCCCGGCTGATAGCTGTCAACCCTGCGAACTCTCCGCGCAGGCGAGGCCGGTGAGCGCGCACCTACACCAAGTGAGGAAGTGATGACGCCCGAACAATTCGCATACTGGCTGCAAGGCTTCGTTGAGTTGACCCAAGGGCAGACTCCGAACCCCGCGCAGTGGAAGTCGATTCAAGCGCATCTGAACACGGTATTCAATAAGGTGACGCCGCCGGTTTCACAAGAGGTACAGGTGAAAATTGTCCGCAATGATCCTTCCGTCTTGGATGCCATGCGAAAGATGCGCGATTTCGGATGGCCGTGGAATGAAGCCATGCAGCCCGTTCGGATGGGTGATGGCGGTATTACGCCCGGCACGATTACTTGCTGAACAAAGACTGCTTGCAGTCACGCGCCCGGCCGGCCAGTGGCGCGACGCATCACGAATAACCCCGGCAGGCCACGATAGGACGTAAGCCGTTCCTCCCTGACCTCGGTCAGTTTCTGCGGCGCTAGGCGTGGTCAACCCATACATTCAACGCGCTGATTGAGCGAAAAGTGGCGATGCGCCGCTCTGGCAAAAGTCAAAACTGCTCAGTTTGGCGAAACAACCCTATGCAATCTCTGTGAGGTTCACCAATGGCACGTTGCGGAGCCAAAACCCGCAGCGGCACGCCATGCCAATCACAGGCGATGGAGAACGGCCGCTGCCGAATGCACGGCGGCACAAGCACTGGCGCGCCGATAGGCAACAAGAATGCTGCGAAGCACGGCATCTACAGTACGGCGCTGCTGCCGGGCGAGGACGAGTGTGCAGCCGATCTGCGCGGTTCGATTGGCGCGGTCGAAGATGAGCTATTCATCACGCGCTTGCGGTTGCGCCGGGCACTGAAGGCCGAAGCCGACGCGATCCAATCGAACAACTTCCTGGTGATCGATAGCGAGGTGCAGCGTGGCGGCGACGGTAAAGCGTATGCCGCGGCTGAGACGCATCTGAAGCGCGTCGATTACACAGCGATCATTGACCGGCTGACGGCCCGCATTGAGTCGCTGGAAAAGACGCGCGCGGATCTGATGAAAACGAATGGCGGTGAGCCGCCGGCGCCGATTGGTCGCATTGAGATCGAGGTTGTCAGTGCGAAGCATAAAAATGACGATGACGGAGCCGCAGGCTAGGTTCTTTCAGCTTGAGGCGAAATATCCCGGATTCATTGGCGGCTTCGGCGTAGGTAAGACCGAGACGCTAGCCAATTGCGCGCTGCGTGACGCGATGCTGGCACCGAACGGCATGATCGGCTTGTACGAGCCGACATATGACCTTGTGCGCCTGATTCTTGCGCCTCGGATGGAAGAAAAGCTGTCCGAGTTCGGCATCCGCTACAAATACAACAAGCAGGAAAACATCATCTATGCCAGTTCTGGCGGCTGTGCTGATTTCATTCTGCGCACGCTGGACAATCCGGCGCGTATCGTCGGCTACGAAACGTATCGCGCGCATGTCGACGAGATCGACACGCTGAAAGAGGATCATGCCGAGCTGGCATGGCAAAAGATCATCGCTCGTAACCGGCAAAAGCCCGATGGCGTGCGCGATCCGCTAAACCGTGTGTCGGTCTACACGACACCGGAAGGTTTCAGGTTCGTGTACCGGCGATGGGCGCGCGATCCTGCGCCCGGTTACGAGATGGTGCAGGCGGCGACGATTAGTAACCCGTTCCTGCCGGATGACTACGTTGATAGCCTGCGCGCATCGTACCCCCCGCAGCTCATCGAGGCATATCTGAACGGCCAGTTCGTGAACCTGACGAGCGGCGCTGTGTACCCGGAGTTCTCGCGTCAGCTTAACCATGCGTCGGTGACGGCTGAGAAGGGCGAGGCCCTGCATTGCGGCCTCGATTTCAACGTGCTTTCGATGTCTGCCATCATTTTCGTGGTGCGCGATGACAAGCCGTATGCGGTCGCCGAACTGACGGGCGTTCGAGATACGCCAGCGATGGCGGTGCTGCTCGATGAGCGGTACAGGCAGCAGGGTCACAGCGTCACGATCTACCCGGACGCGAGTGGTCAGAACACCAGCAGCAAGAATGCATCCGAGTCCGACCTGTCGATTCTGAAGCAAAAAGGCTTCACGATTCGCGTCGACTCGACCAACCCAAGCGTGAAAGACCGCGTGAATGCGGTCAATGCGCTGATCCTGAACGACAAAGGCGAGCGACGCCTGATGGTGAACACGCACGCGTGTCCCGTCTTTACCGAATCGCTCGAACAGCAGGCTTACGACAAAAACGGCGTGCCGGATAAATCGAGTGGTCACGACCACACGAACGACGCCGGCGGCTACTTCCTGGTGAAGAACTGGCCCATCGTGAAGCGCCAGACGACCGTCCGCCCGCTCCACATGTAACCGAACCACACACATGACGACAACAGTGCGCGACCAGTCCGCCGCAGTCGCTTCGATGGCTGAGAACTGGCCGATCATCGACGCACTGCTTGGCGGCACGCCTGCCATGCGCAAGGCAGGATCAACATATCTGCCGCAGTGGCCCGGCGAGTCCGACGAAGCATACAAGGCACGCAAGGATACGGCCACGCTGTTTCCTGCGTTCCCTCGCACGGTAGAGGTGCTAGCCGGCAAGCCATTCAGCAAGCCTGTCACGCTAACCGACGATGTGCCAACGCGCATCAAGGATTGGTGCGATACGGACATCGATCTGCAGGGGCGCAATCTGCACGCGTTCGCTGCGAGCCTGTCAGAAGAAGCGCTGTCGCACGGTATCACCGGCATTCTGGTCGATTACCCGAAGGCGACCGGCGTTCGCACCAAGGCAGAGGAAAACGCCGCGGGCATCCGGCCGTATTGGGTGCATATCCATGCCAGCAACATTCTCGGCTGGCGTTCGAAGCGAATCAACGGCGCGGAAGTGTTCACGCAGTTGCGGCTGCTCGAGCAGGTCATCGAGGATGACGGCCAGTTCGGCGAAAAGCCGATCGAACAGGTGCGCGTGCTATATCCCGGCAAGTGGGCAACCTATCGTGAGTCGGAGAAGCCTGATCCGACGACCAACAAGCCCGAATGGATCTTGCACGAAGAAGGCGTTACGACGCTCGACGTGATCCCGTTCGTGCCGATCTACGGCCGCCGCACCGGATTCATGACCGCGGTCCCGCCGCTGCTCGAACTGGCGCACATGAACGTCGAGCACTGGCAGAGCAAGAGCGATCAGCAGACGATTCTGCACGTCGCGCGCGTGCCTATTCTGTTCGGCAAGGGGCTGGACGGTCAGCCGGTGATCGTCGGCGCTGGCTCGATGGTCACGGTCGATTCCGATAAGGCAGATCTGAAGTACGTCGAGCACACCGGCGCGGCTATCGAAGCGGGGCGGCTCTCGCTGCTCGACCTTGAAGACCGCATGCGCCAGGTCGGCGCCGAACTGCTCGTCATCAAGCCGGGCAAGACGACCGTCGCGCAGACCGTCGCCGAGAACGAAGCCGGCATGTGCGCGCTGCAACGCCTGATTGAGGACGTTGAGGACGGCATCGACGCCGCGCTAGACCTGACTGCGCTCTGGATCAAGGAAGCGAAGGGCGGCAACGTTCAGATCTTCAAGGACTTCGGCGTCGCAACGCTGGCCGAGGCATCGATTGATCTGCTGCGCGACATGAACGTCGATGGCACGTTCTCCGACGAGTCGCTGTTCAACGAAGCGAAGCGCCGCGGCTACATCAGCCCTGAGACGACGTGGGACGACGAGAAAGTACGCATCAAGGCCAACGTCAAGAAGGCCGAACTCGGAGCGGTCGGCATTACCGACTGACGCCACGAATACAAAGTCTACCGGCCGCGCAGCTAACCCTGTGCGGCTTTTTTATTGCCGGTTCCTCGGATGAGGGTCGGTGCAAATCACGGCCGGATGGCCTAACAGCTCGGGTTGGATGACCTATGAAACTCAAACTGAACGATGACGGATTCGCTGTAGTGCAAGACGGCAAGCCGGTGTATGTGAATGACGAAGGCAAGGAGATCGCTTTCGACGTCGCAGGCACGGTGCAAACCATCTCGCGTCTGAACGGCGAAGCGAAGCAGCACCGCGAACGCGCAGAAGCGGCCGAGAAGATTGCCAAGGCATTCGAAGGCATCACGGACGCTGCCGCAGCACGCAAGGCTCTCGAAACCGTTGCCAATCTCGATGCAAAGAAACTCGTCGACGCCGGCGAGATCGAGAAAGTGCGCTCGGAGGCTATCAAAGCCGTCGAGGACAAGTATGCGCCGATCGTTGCCGAACGCGACACGCTTCAGCAGTCGCTCGTCAACGAGAAGGTCGGCGGCAGCTTTGCGCGCTCGAAGCTCATCGCGGAAAAGCTCGCGATTCCGGCTGACCTCGTGCAAGCGCGCTTTGGCGATGCGTTCAAGTTGGAAGGCAATGAAGTCGTCGCCTATGACAAGGCCGGCAACAAGCTTTTCAGCCCGAGCAATCCCGGCAAGGTCGCGTCGTTCGACGAAGCGCTCGAACTCATCATCGATCAGTACCCGTATCGCGATTCGATCCTCAAGAGCACTGGCGCATCCGGCGGCGGCGCTCAGGGTGGATCGGGTGGCGCATCTGGCGGCAAAACCATTACGCGCGCGGCGTTCGACGCTCTCCCGCCTCACAAACAGGCGGAAGCGGCTCGCAGCGGCGTGTCTATCTCTGATTAACAAGGGGTTCATCCTTGAACACGCTTACCTCCCTCATCCCTGACCTGTACGCATCGCTCGACATCGTGTCTCGCGAACTGGTCGGTTTCATTCCCGCAGTCACGCTCGACGCCAGTGTCGACCGAGCCGCGCTGAATCAGCCGGTCCGCGTTTTCCAGACGCCCGCATCGGCTGCTGAAGATGTGTCGCCGGGCCAACTGCCGCCCGATGACGGCGATCAGTCGATCGGCAACACCGTCGTGACGATCTCCAAGTCGCGCGCTGTGCCGTTCCGCTGGACCGGCGAAGAACAGAAGGGCGTGAATTCGGGTGCCGGCTACGCCAACATCCGCCGCGACCAGATCGCGCAGGCTTTCCGCACGCTGACGAACGAAATCGAAGCGAACGTTGCTACGCTCGCGTCGACGGCATCGCGCGCTTGGGGCACGGCAGGCACCACGCCGTTCGCATCCGACCTGAGCGACCCGGCACAGGTTCGCAAGATCCTGTCCGACAACGGCGCGCCGCTCAGCGACATGCAGATGGTCATCGACACGACCGCTGGCGCCAAGGTGCGCTCGCTGGCGCAACTGACCAAGGCCAACGAAGCCGGCACGATCGCACTGCGCGAGCAGGGCACGCTGCTGGACATCCACGGCTTCAAGCTGCGCGAATCCGCTGGCGTCGGCCAGCACGTGTCGGGCACTGGCGCAAGCTACGTGACCAACGGCGCATTGGCTGTCGGCGCGACGACCATCCCGGTTCAAACCGGCACCGGCACGATCCTGGCTGGCGATGTCATCACGTTCGCTGGCGACACGAACAAGTACGTTGTCGCAACGGCTCTGACTGGCGGCAACGTCGTGATCGCTGCTCCGGGTCTGCGCAAGGCGGTTGCATCCGGCACGGCAGTTACGGTCGGCGCTGCATACACCGGCAACATGGCATTCAGCCGCTCGGCAATCGTGCTGGCGACGCGTATGCCCGCGCTGCCGGAAGAAGGCGACATGGCCGACGACCGCATCACGTTGGTCGACGACCGCAGCGGTCTGGCGTTCGAAGTGGCGATGTACAAGCAGTACCGCCGCGTTCGCTATGAGGTAAGCATCGCTTACGGCTGGGCGAACATCAAGCCGCAGCATACCGCGCTGTTCCTCGGCTAATCGCGCTGAAGCGGCCCGCTGATGTACTGGCGGGCCGTTTTTCACTGGAGAACGCATGGCACGACCGAAGAAAGACGCAGAATCGCCGCAAAACGACGGCGACATTGCATACGTCACGATGACGCGCGACGCGGATCAATACCCCGAGCCGCACACCGCGCAGGTGCATCCCGACGAAGTGGACAACTACCGCCCTGGCGGTTGGGAGATTGCATAAATGCTGACCGCTCAGCAATTGGCCGACGTTCGGCGCTTCGCTGGATACCCATTGTTGGGCGATACCGTTGCCGATGACTCGCGAGACTTCGCTTACGGTTGGGTCTCGCCGGGTATCTGGATGACGATGCAGCACCGCTTGATGAATCTCCGTGCCGAAGAAGAAACGACGCTGATTTCGGTGTATCTGACGCCGCTCTACACGCTGGAAACGGCTATTTTCGGCGCCGGTGACAACCTGGACACCGATCAGGCCGCGGTCTGGACGCGCAACAAGACCGAGGTGAGCGACCGATCGAAGCTATTCGACCAGTGGCGCCGCCGTATGTGCGGATTCCTCGGCTTCGCGCCCGGTCCCGCGCTCGGCAGTGGTGGCGGCCAGGTCATTCGGGGGTGAAATGACGACAATCGCATGGGATGGAAAGACGCTCGCCGCAGATTCGCGCGCCACGTCAAGCGGAATGCCCTACAAGGCCATCAAAATTTTCCGCCTAGATGACGGAGCAATCTTCGCTGGCTCTGGCGACTACGGACAGGTTTGCGTAGTCAAAGATTGGGTCGAATGCTCAATCGGCAAATCGCGGCCGGTTGCCGATGACTTCGCCGGGCTTTATGTGGCGGCTAACGGCGAAGCTTACCGCCTGGAATCATCGCTCATCATGTTGCCGTTGCATGAGCAATTCCACGCCATTGGCAGCGGGCGCGACTTTGCTATGGCCGCTATGCATTGCGGAAGGTCAGCGCGCGAAGCAGTGGAGATCGCGGCTATCTACGATGTTTTCACAGGTGGCGACGTCATGTCGTTCGACGTAGCCGGGGATGGCTGATGGACGGAGCCAAAGCACAACGCCTCGTATATCGGGGCTACGCAATCGCGGCGTCGAAGCTCGGCACCGCATACAGCCAGTATCGCCCCACATCAGCCGATCTGACCGGCCTCGCGCCGATCTCGACGTCACTGCTCGCCAGTTTCAACGCTGAAGACATGACGTACAGCCGGCCTAACAAGTACGCGAAGCCGACGTGGTACGCATTGGTCGACGGCACGCAGACGCGGGTGGGCGATTACCTGATTGGCGCAGCCGGTACGTTCTTCATCGCTGCGCAACAGCCGTTGCTGCCGATCCTCGCTGTCGAGTGCAATCGTGTTCTCTCGTTTGCGCGACCGCAGACGCAGGCGCAGTTCGGTGCGGTGGCGAATTACGAAGGCAACACGCCGACGACGCAAACGCCGCTCGCAACGGGCTGGCATGCGTCGGTGCTGCAGGGCACGAAGGGCGAAAAGAACGAAGTCGGCTTGCCCGGCGACACGCGTAATCCGTGGTGGGCGATTCTCCTGCCCGCGATTCCGGGCGTGACGCTGCAAACCGGCGATCTGGCATCCGACGACATTGGGCGTCGCTACCTGCTGTCGAGCGTCGAACTGACGGATCTCGGGTATCGATGCACCGCACAGCAATCGCAGGCGTGAAATGGCCGATATAAGCGAAGTTCAGACGACTCTCGTCGGCCTCATCGCTGGCGCGCTGTATCCAAATGGCACCGGGCAGCCTTCAGCAGTCGCTGCGGAATGCCGCGCAGGCTCTGGATGGCCGAGCAAGCCGCAACTCGACGCAGACCTTGCCGCAGGCATCGTCAACGTGTCGGTGTATCCGACATCGCTCGAGCACAAGACATCCCGCCACATGCAGACGTGGCAGCAGATCAACCACAACGCGCCAACGGTCACGCTGACCGGCGCAGGTCGGTCGATCACGATTGGCGGCACGCTGCCGGCACCGTACTTCGCGCAGAACGTCGCGGCGCTGATCGGTGGCCACGCCTACGCGTACACCGTGCAGCAGAGCGATACGCTGACGACGATCGCAAGCGCGCTCGCTGCGATGATCGCCGCGGACTACGCCGGCACGACGTCGAGCGGCCCGGTTATCACACTGCCTGCTGGATCGCCGCAATACACGCTGCACACTGGCGGCACGGCGACGATGGGGAAAGAGGTTAAGCGCCAGTCGCGCGTCGTGCGCGTCGTAATCTGGGCGCCGACACCGGCATTGCGCGATGCAGTCGCCAAGGTGCTCGACCCGATGCTCGCGCAGATCAATTTCCTGACGCTGCCTGACGGATTCGCCGGGCGGCTTCTGTATCACCACTCAGACC